TTTCCTCCACCATTCAATAGAATAGTATCCAGGGCTCCAGACGGAAGACTTCCGTCTGTTTTAAAGATCGTTCCTGCATACATCCATGTAGTGGCTGTGTGATCAAATATAATAGTCTCAAGAATTCGCAAATCTCTTGGAGTGTATCCCAAACGGCGAGCAATATCCAAAATTACTGTAGTGAAAGCTCGCATGACTTGACCATTCTGTCGAATATCATACTTAGAGTAATCCCCCTCAACAGCTAAGGGATACTCATCCAACCATTCGCCAGCCTGATGCCATTCATCATTCGTACAATTCACTCCGACTGCTGTTTCGGCAGCCAAAGGGTGCGAATTTATAAAGTTCATGATAGGCATCAGCCACATTCTGGACACTATAAGACTAGCAACAGGAAGGGTCGAAAAGACTCTGACCCATTCCTTACCAATCTTAGTAGGTTCATCCTTCAACCCGGAGCGGGCTATAGGATGGTCCATAATTCCCTTCTCATACTTGGCGATGATGGCGTAAACCTCATCCTCAAGCTCAACAGAGGGAACAAAATGTGGGGCTAATTCTGTTCCAACATTATCGAAATGCTTCTCTTTCTTCCCTTTCAGACCAAATCCACTAGACGTTTTCATATTCATTCGTCCAATGAATCTCTGTCCGGGTATGCCGTTGATGGCAACATCGAGAGTAAGCGGCTCTTTAATGTCGGGGGGGCAGCGTTTAAGGCAATCGTGCAACTCTGAGAGATAATCACGAACTGCCCAATCGACTGCACAGGGTGGATAATCTTGTTCACCATGTGTCATGATTTGAAAGTGGTCAGCATGATTCCGATCAGAACGGAACTTCGGTTTGCCCCAAAGACAGGGCCAACCTAACTCCTCCAGGATCGGAGACATTGGAGTGCGTCGAACTTCTGAGATATATTTGGCACGATTCGTCTTGATCGTGCCTACGGGATAAAACTCAGCTGGATGACCATCCACCACAGTTCCAAAGCGCACAACAGCGCGTTCATGGAAATCTGGAGTGAAATTTTCCTCCACTTTCGAAAAACGATCGACACTGATCTCTCCAGCCTCAGCCATGGGCAGAGGGATGGGTTGATCAGGCACAATTTCTTTTGGGAATGTGCCAATAGCGTCCAAGATCATCTGTTTGGTAAGCTGGTGCGAACATCCGTAACCTCGTCCGGCAGCTCCTCCCATGTGAAAACCCACAATTAGGTGAGGAGCTTGCTCCGTGACTAGGAAACTGCAACAGTCACCTTTACTGGTGGGCTGACCAGGTGGAAAGTTGTGGTAACTTCCAGGCCACCTAATAAGCCCATTGCTCACATAATTACTATACGTATGGTTCACGCGTCGGTGAGTGAGCTCACCATCCTTTTCACGGGTTACCATACTTGTCATGCCTCTATGTGGCCAATGCTCTTCAGGGAAGAAATCCAAAGCATCTGTAAACGAACACAAACCAGTCAACTGTACTAGTACGAAATCACTCGTACCAATTCTGACGGCATTGTGTATAAAACAAGACATTTCGGAACTCGGAGTACCCTTCTTACGCACCATGTGAAGCTTGTAAGGGGCTCTCCAATCCATCTCCTCGAGAGCGTGGTGTGGCAACAAACCAATCCCTGGCTGCACCATAAACATGTTTGAGTAAATCTTCGAATTTCCACGAATACTCATCATGTTAACGTGCAACAAATTTTGGGACAGCTTAGTTGACACTTGAGGCAAGGTCATATTA